GTATCCGTTCACTCCCAAAACACCCGAGCACACCCCTGCTTTAGCTATATCTTCCAAACCAACCTTTGATAGAAGCTACAGCACCGCCATAAATGACCGTGCTGTAGCACGGTTAAAAGTGACGGTGCCCGAAGATTTCGGTACCACACTGCCAACAATGAACGTATTGGCCATAAAAAATAAAGTTAGAAATTCACCCCCGCTTTCACCATAGACAGCACATCATCATTGGTGATTTCCGCCAGCTTTTCCCGTATGTCCTCGCTTACCCGTTTCAGGTTGAGCGTAAAATCAATTTTCTTTGCCTTCCCGTCCTTAAAAAATTCCGTCCGGTTTTGCGTAATCTGCTCAATTACATACATGCCGTAGATCCTGCCCGTGCCTTCAATCAGGGGCCACGGGCGCCCGGAAAAAGCCATAGTTTCCAGCATGACAAGCGACACATCACCGCCGCTTATTTCGGGGTACAGCGTGCCGCTGAGTACGAACGGTTCTTCATCAGCGCCGATGAACTGATAGCGCGGGGATTTCCCCACGCGATCGTTTTTGACGTGCCGCCATGAGTTGGTTTTATTCGCACTCTGGTAAGGCGTGGTTTGCAGTGAAAAGGGGAACATCCCCAGAATCATCATCATGATATTGCCCTTAGACGTGATCGGTCAGTTGGGAACGCTTGCGCCGGTCGGCTTGCTGCTTCGCTAACGCAAGTTCTTCGCGCACGCGCCTGATAATGGTTTCTTCATCCAGTTTCTGGCCGCTAAAGTCGAAGTTAAGGTTATATACATCGCCACCCGGCGCAGGCATTAGCGCAGCGACGGAAGCCGCAGAGGGCGACGCCGAAACGGGAACCCGTGCGGCGGGCTTCTCAACCTGCCACGGTGTAACGGAAGCGATCAGCGATCCGGTCTGCTGCGTCACCCAATCGGTAAGGGATGGTAGCTGGCGCTGCGCCTGCTTAAGCGGTTCCGAATATCCGCCCCGGATCGGGATATAGGGCTGCTTATTCTTGAAGACGATTTCGCCGGGGCCGTCTTTTGCCGCCATTTTTCCCGTGTTGTCTGCGATTTTATCCAGACTCTTGCTCATCTTCGGCGTTAAGTTTGGCGCTCCCATAAGGTCTGGGATGCCAACTGGCTTCGGAGTTATTGGTGGTTTTGGCGGTTTAGGTTGGTTTGGTTTATCCGGCGACCAGTGCCAATCCTTTTTAACCATTTTCTTTTGCTGCGGATCCCACTCCCAGACAACGGGATCTTTTTTAAGGCTTTCTGCTTTGGCGTTTGCTGCATCAAGTCCAGCAGGAATTAGATCAAGTTTCTCCAGTACCCAGCCGACACCCTCCATCAGTTTTTGTAGCGGCCAAAGCAAACCGCTTATTGCAGTACCCAGAACCCTCCCAAATGTTTCGCCAACAGTAGTGCAAGTTTCTAGCGCATCGCTGGAAAATTTGATCGGTTCAAGCAATTTTGTAAACCAATCCCAAACGCCGCTAATAGCGGAGCCTATCGCGTCAAAGATTGGGGCTAATGGAGCGAAAACAGCGTTGAAAGCATCAAATACAGGTTGTAAGCCCGTCATGATGCCGTTAAAGAAACCAGTGAAAAATGCCTGTATTGGTTCCCAGAATTTAATGACGGCCACTGCTGCCGCAGCAAAGAGAGCAATCAGCCCCCAGACGGGTGCAGAAATGCCAGCCAGTAGCGTGATAAGCGGGCAGAATACCATGCGACCGGCGCTTAACAATGCCTGCATAGGCGAGCCAGCAAGCCACTGGAATGCACCACCCAGGCGCATTACTCCACCAGTCAGCCGCGCTATTCCTCCTTCACCGGCCAACGTGGTGAAGCTGAGGCGAACAAGTGCCATCTGGCCGAGCACTGCGCCGATGGTCAGCATCAGGCCACCCACGACAACCAGCAACGCGCCTATGGCTGCGGTGACTTTCATGATTGAGCCAACCAGAGCCGGATTTGCCTCAACCCAGCGGCGGACGCTGCCAACTACCTTACTGACGGTAAGCATGATATCCATCAGCGGTTCGCGGAGCGTTTCCCCTGCTGAACTCAATGCGTTAACCGCGCCGGTTTTGGTCAGTTGCCACTGAGCTGAAAGGGAATCTTTATTGATATCAGATTCCCGATTCATAGAACCTTTGGCGGCTGCGCCCTGCGTCAGTTCTATTTGGCGGCGTAGTTCGGGCAGGTTGTTCGCAAGTTTCTGCGCATCATCGCCGAACTCTTTACCGAAAATTTGAGTAAGGTTGGCTACCTGCTTATCTGGTGCAAGTTTTTTGGACGCTTCCAGCACTGAAATGATTGTGCCCATCGCGTCCACTGACATGCTTTTCTGGACTTTTTCAGCATTGACGCCGATTTCATCCAGCGCACCCAAAAATTTATCGCTTTGTACTGTGGCGATCGATAGTTCGCGCACCATTGCATTGGTTGCGCTGGCGGCAACTTCGGCAGGTGATCCAAGCGTCAGAAAGGTGGAACCCAGCGCGGCGGCTTGCTTGTAATCCAGTTGGCTGGCAAGTCCGCCAACGCGCTGGAGCACGTCGATAATATCGGAGCCTTTCGACTTCGCGTTATCGTCCAGGTAGTTTATGGCGTCGCCTAACTGTTCAATGTTTTGGGTTGGGATTTTATACAGCCCGGCAATCTTACCGAGACTTTCAGAAAGCTGGTCGGCGGGAAGTTCGAAGGCAACAGAAGCCTTTGCCGCCATGCTGGCGAAAGACAGCAGATCGGCTTTTTGTTTTTCCCACGGATCATCGCTGTTTGCGACGCCCATACGTGCGCCGCCTTCGACCAGGGCGGCATAGTCAACAGCACCGTTTGCCATTGGCAGCTTTTCGCTGGCATCCATGATCGCCCGCTGCATTTCTTCATATTGCGGGGTGCGGTTGCCGCTGTCGTCACGCAAGCCGTTTACCTGTTTGGCTACGCCCTTCATCGCGTCTTCAAGACTGCTGTAGGATTTCACCGCAGCGGCGACAGGTGCGAGGGTTGCCGCACCCACTGCGGCGGTTTTCATTCCCCCGCTCATCATCTTTTCGCCGGTTTCTTTGGCGCGGCTGTAACGGGCCTGCGCCTGGTTTACAGCGTCAAGCCGTCGCTGCTGTTCGGCAAGCTGGCGATTGTATTGCGCAGTGCGCTGGTTGATCTGTTCCGTCGCCCGGCTGGCGCTGCGGATCGCAATGCCTTCGCTGTAGAAGCTGGCGCGCAACTGATTAAGCTGCGTCTGCTCACCTTTCTGCTGCTGGGTTAACTGGCGAATGGCTGCACGTTGCTGATTGAGGGCGGCAACCTGTTCGGCGCTGCGCTGGCGTAACGGGCCATAAGCCGCCGCCATTTGCCGGGCCTGTTCTTTCGCCTGGGCCAGTTGTTCGGTGGTTTTTTTATTGGCTGCGGTGAGGCGGTCGAAGCTGGTTGCCTGACGCTCAAGCCCTTTGATGCTGGTTTTGGTCTGATTGATTTGAGACGCCAACGCGGCGGCACTCTGGCGCGCCGCGTTGACAGGGCGGGACATATTATTCAGGGCGCTGAATGCCACCCTGATATTTAAATTGCGGTCTGCCATTTAGTGATCTCCACCACTGCGCGCAGCCGCCTGATCACGCCATAACAGTATTTCCTGTACCGTCATGGCGTCCATCTCTACCGGCCGCCAGTGGAATATGACGGCGATATCTGCCATCAGGTCTTCTATGCGTTCGCAGGGGCATCGGATGATTCGTTGCCCGTATCCGTCGCGGTCAGATCCGAAGAGGGTTGCAAAAAATCAACCACCGCGTTGGCTAACTGGCAAAAATCCCAGGTATCCATTCGGGCAATCTCATCGGCGGTTAGTGCCGGAGCGGTAACGCGGGGCAGCAGAATAACCAGCGCGTCATAGTTGGACGTCAGCACGTCATAGGCTTTTAAGCCGCGCAGTGATCCAGCCTGTTTAAGCACGGAAGTGATCGCCACTTCGGTGATTTTGGTCTTACCGCGCGTAATAGGGGCGGTAAGAATAACGGTGTTTTCTTTGGTCTTGCTCATGGTGCCGGGTTTCCTTATAAGCCGATGTTAGCGCGGTGTTTTTCCAGCACATCCACACCGGCAACTTTGTAGATCATGTTGAGCACATCAATTTCGATAATTTCTTCGCTATTGATGGTCAGCTTGTAATAGGTGTTTTTCAGGGTGTACTTATGCGAAGTATCATCCCCAACCTTTGCCGAACCGGGATCCAGTTCAGTGAAGCGGCCACGCGTCTGGATTTCGCACGGTACGGCGTCGCCGGTCGCATCGTCCTGGTAAGAGCCAGCAAAGCGCACCTGCATTCCGTCCGCAGTGGTAACGCCCCATTTTTTCATTAGCCCTGCATCCATGCCGCCCAGCGTGATATCCATATCCAGGGCGCCAGCGTCGAAGCCCAGATCCACCGCAACCGAACCCGGCATACCGCCCGCCTGGTAGTCTTCGGTTTTTTTGGTGAGTTTGGCGGGGGTGATTTCCGGCACCATGCCGAAGTAGTTATCCCCGTCAAAGAACATATTGAAATATTTGAGTTTCTTAGGCAGTGCCATAAGCGCCCCCGGTTAGTTATTCACTGCGCTGGAAAACGTAGCGAAATATTCGTCGGTGAACTCCTGTACCAGGCTGAGATTTTCCAGCGGTGGAACAGGGGTGTAGTTGTACTTAATGGTCAGTTGACCATTGCGCAGGGTTTCCGAGGTATTCGGTTCCGGGTCATACCAGCAGCGGGCGCCCAGCAGCTTGCCAGCCGTCACATATGAGGTCAGCTTCTTATTGATACCGTCCACAATGTCCTTTACCAGCGACGGGGTAAGCGGTTTATCAACATAGGCGAAATGTGCTTCGGCGACGGTATCCGCAACGATCTGCGCGGTTCGGGTATAGCTTTCGAAGATATACGTTTCCGCGTCGCAGGTACGCGATCCCCAGATGCGGTAGCCGTCCTGCTTGATCAGCGTGGTAACGCCTGCTGCGTTCAGTTCGTCGGCGTCGGTATCGGTGCCCTGCAACGTGAAATAGATATCCCGATCCATCCCCAGCACGTTATTAACGGGCACGTTGGAAATGGTTTTATGCCAGCCCTGCGTTGCGTCGATTTTGGCGCGCATCCCAACCGCATGGGCACCCACGGGCACGGTGGCATTCGCTCCGGCGTTGGTGTCGTAGCAGATGAAATTAGGCCAGATAACCATCATTTCACGCTGGGAGAACTGTTCGCGGTATTCCTTCACTTCGGCGATGCTGTTGCAGCCGTTCGCTGCCACGTAAGCAAACGCGCGCAGCTTTTCGGCAATGACGCCGAGTTGTGCGGCCACCGCTTCCGTATCAAGACCGGGAACAGCCAGCACACGCGGGCGCACGCCTACGCGCATTTCGGCAGACAGCAGCGCGTACATGCCGGTAAAGCGTCCGTTTGCATCGGTGCCGCCAATAACCAGTTGATCCTGTGTCTGTGCGGTGCCGCCTTCTGGCGGTTCGATATTTGCAGCATCAGCAACGCGGATCACAATGGTTTGCGGGCTGGTCTGGTCTGAAATCGCTTTCAGGGTGGTAAACAGGGTGCCGGTTTTACCTGCCTTGCCCAGCATGTTAGCCACGCGGGTGATCAGTACAGGGGTATCCAGCGGGAACGCTGTTTCGTCCGCATCATCAGCGGTGCAGACAACGCCGATCACCGCCGAATCAATGTCGGTGATCATCGTGCTAAGGTCGGTGGTTTCCGTGACGGTTACACCGTGATGGTAGTTAGTGGCCATGTATTTGCCTCGCCAGTTTAATGACTGCGAATATCATTGCGGCAATGGCAGGCCGATGCGATGAATAAGGGTTGTCAGCAACCTGCAACAATGACGGGGCGTTGTTCATGCGCGCGCGCGTGGCGACGATGTACCCCATCATGATGAAGGAGTTGATATGGACACGACAGAAAACCGATATTCGCCGCGCCCGGCGTTCAGTATTGAGATTGAGGGTAAGCAGCTTACGGCGCTGGATAACCGGCTGATCTCCCTTTCTCTGACAGATAACCGGGGCTTTGAAGCGGACACGCTGGATCTGACTCTGGATGATGCTGACGGGCAGGTAGCATTACCATCACGCGGCGCAAAGATATCGGTGGCGCTGGGCTGGGATAATGATCCATTGGTTTTTAAGGGAGTGTATACGGTTGACGAAATCGGACACGCTGGCCCGCCTGACCAGCTAACGATCAGTGCCAGAAGCGCAGATTTCCGCGATACCTTCAACGTGAAGAGGGAATATAGCTGGCACGATATTACCGTGGGGGATGTGGTCGCCAGCATTGCCAGCCGCTACGATCTGCGTGCGGGCGTCAGCGAAGAACTGGCGAAGATTGAGATAGACCACGCTGATCAGACGAGTGAATCAGATATCAGCTTCTTAACGCGCATGGCCGAAATGCTGGGCGCGGTGGCAACCATTAAAAACGGTATGCTTCTGTTTATCACGCCGGGCAAGGGAGTGACGCAGAGTGGCAAGCCGCTGCCGGTAATCGAGATCGTCCGGTCAAGCGGTGATAAACATCGGTTTAACGTAGCTGACCGCGACGCGTACACAGGCGTAACTGCATACTGGCTTGATCTCAACTTTGGCAAAAAACCATCCACTACCGTGAAGAAAACCACCCGCAGGCGACGAACCAGCCAGGCCAAAAAGAAAGAGCCTGCATCCAGCAAAAAAGAGGGTGATTATCTGGCCGGGGCCGAAGGTAACGTTTTTGTTATCCGTAAAACCTTCAAGACGGAAAAGGCGGCGAAGCGTGCCGCTGCGGCTAAGTGGCGGGAGTTGCAGCGTGGAGCGGCGACGTTCAGTATCACCCTGGCGCGTGGCCGCGCAGATTTGTACCCGGAACAGCCCGCCAGCGTCTACGGCTTTAAGTCCACGATCGACAGTGGGAACTGGACGATAACGCGGTGCGTTCACGATATTGGCGGGGGAGGGTTTACCACGTCGCTGGAACTGGAAGTAAAAATCGACGACTGGACAGCGGAGAGTGACGATTCAACGTCTTAAGCGTTATACTTGCGTTGATATTAACCAATCCTGAAAGGAGGCCCGCGTATGGCAATGCGCTGTCCTCGCTGCCGTGCAATAGCAAAAACCAGAACCAGTGTTGAGCTGAGTTTGCTTGTGCGGCGCAGCTATCACCAGTGTCAAAATATGTTGTGCGGGTACTGTTTCACCAGCATGACGGAAATAGACGGTTCACTAAACCAGACCCAGCCAGCGCCCGGCGCGATGGTGCCACAAGAAGCTTTTCCAAGAAGTCACCACGGCGAAGATCAGTTATCGCTGGCATTATAAAAGCGGCCCCTAAATGGGGCCTTTATTTATTTCATGTTTATGGCTACAAACCTTGATCGTGTAAGGTTTTCACTTAAATATTGATCGCCACTATCCCCGGCCTTTTTGCCCCAGATATCACACGAAGATTCACCGCCCTGAAAAACGTAGCCTTTGGTTAAAATGTCGTTAGTCACATAAATATGATCGAATAAACCAGCCTTCCAAGCCCTGTTAGATTCCCCGTGATTGAAATAGCTGATGCATACGGACTGAACGGCACTTTTCGCCTGTAGTTCTTCTATGCTGTCAAAATTGAATGCAACTACTAAGGCTTTGTTGTAAATGACTGGTTTAACTGTGAGATTCAGATCTCCGAGCGCCTTGGATAAGGCAAGGGGAAGTTGATTAGTCGCTTCTGAAAAGTCGATAGTGGTTGTTAATTGTTCTTTGGGTTTAGCCGCGGGTTGTGTTTGTTCTGTGTTTGTCACTGCTGGCTGGGGTTTATTTTCAGCAACAGCTTTCGGCGCGACTGGTGCAACCATTGAACCTATGATTGCTGCCAAGAGGCACACCCCGAAGTATATAGCAGATGAGCGCTTTCGATTTGGCATAAAAACCCATTTGGGATTGATTAGCCCAACCCAAAAAGCGATCCCAGCAACAGCGGCGATAACGGTGATGATTGTTTCCATTGAGTACCCTCCGTATTAAGGCGGGTATTATTGTCGATGGTGCTCAAAAACGGAACAGCCAAGCGCGGTGCGCCTGGCTGCTTCTTTGTCGAAGTGTAGTCAAAATGTAGACGAAGTTTAGAATAAATCCTTTTATTCCATTATGTTACTGGCTGGATTTCTTCACCATCCCTGTCTTCCCCCACATGATGTGGGGGTTTTTTTTATCCTCAATTTGCCTGCTGCTTAA